GCGATAAGTCCAGCGCCGGCGGCGTCGTCTGCGTGATCTTGATCACATCGGTCACACGGTACTCAGCGTCCGCCCCGGTGTCGTCTGTGACTTTCGCTGTCATGTTTTTGGTGACGCCTTTGACGTAGGGGACACGGATTTTCCTGTCGCTGATAATGTCAATTGTTTTCGCTTCAAAACGCCGTTCGACGGTGTTGGTCATTTCGCGAAAGTGCAATGTGTACATTTCAACCGGCTCAACCCGCGGCATGTCCCCAGGCTCGGCCACATTTTTTTCACAGCAAATTTTGACGGCGCCGTCGTTGAAAGTCTGGTTGCTATCATTGCTCAGCTTCATCGTCTAGCACCTCATTTTCAATTAGCGCGTCGTTCTGAAAATCTCTGATTTCCGCGCGAAAATCCTTGTCAAAATCTGCTAGCGCTCCGGCGCGGTCGTACCGGACGCGCGAAAAAAGCAGTTCACGCGCCGGGCCTTCCTGCGTGTAGTCATTGGCTTTTCCGGCCAGCCGGTCAAACCATGCCATACTTCGTGACAGCATGCCGGACAGTTTGTTGTCGGTGTCCGCATCTGTCCATGTGATCTCCAGATATTTTTTCGCGTCCTCTAACAGTCCGCCCGGTAATGCCATTTAGTCACGCTCCTTCCTTAGTTGCCGCTTGTTGTGGTTTCAGTAGTTGTTGTTGTTGCAAGGCTTTTGAATGAATAAACCAACGGGTTGAGCTTCGAGATATCTAACATCTGGAATGCGTCGTTATCCAGTGCTTTGCCCGCTCCGTAAAGTTTGATCTTGTAGACGCGGTTATCTTCGAGGAATTGATACTGATCAGAGTATTCCATGCGGCCGCCGTTGGTGCCTGCGCCAATGCCAAAGAAATACTTCGACAAGTCCCCAATCACGGCCTTGTCTGCATCCATCTGTGTAGACGGGATGATCTGGATATCCGGGATTGGCAACACATTGCTGACATAGGTGCCGCTAGGTGACATCAAGGTTGTAGCCGGCATGATTTTTGAATAGTAATCTCCGGCATTCACGACGAGCGCAAGCTGTTTTGCTTGCCGTTTCCCGTTCTGCGTGATTTTCGCGACGATACCGCCCAGAGTTTTTGCGTCAAAGTCGGCGACTTTTGTAACTGTTTTGTCTGGATACACGCCGCCTGTGACAGACACGCCCGCGCCGACTTGTTTTGTCATACCGATTGGCATATCTTTGCCGGTGCCTTTGATCGCGCCGTTTTCGCAGCCGTACGCGATGGATTCAGACAACAGCGTTCTGACATACTGGTCCAAACGTTCATAGCCAACGTCAATCATTGCCATTGGGATTGGAATAAATGAAGACAGCTTCGAGAGTTCCATTGTTTCAACAAGGAATTCTCCAGCCAGTTCGTTGGCAATCGTACCTGTCAGTTCGCCCCATGCTGCGACCGGGGTGTCGGCAGCGTTGAAATACATTTTTGTCTGCCCGGTCGTGTTCTGGAAGTTCATTGCCGCCAACAATGGGTGGGTCTGTTCCAGATCATCGAAAATGTGATCAATCAAGGTTTCTGGCATTGTGTTGGAATAAGAACCAGGATTGATGGCCATTTTTATCGGCGATTTGGTTTTGATCGATTCGCGCAGCGCGTCGTAAAATTTTCTTTCATTTTCGGTCAGGTCATTTTTGCCGCGCGCTTTCAGAATGCTAACGTCTTTTTCCTGAATTTTCCCTTCAACGTCGTGCATGACTGATTCTTGAACCGCGTCGGCGTATTCCTGAAGTGCATTCCCGAAATCATCCGGGTTTCCGGATTTAACCGCGTCGGCGATCTTTTTGCCGAAGTTTAAATCTTGTGATTTCATGTAAGTTTTCCTCCTTGTTACCCGTCTATTTCCGGGTTGTTGAATCTATCAAAAAACGCCAAAATCGGATTGGATGTTTTCGGGGGAACTGCATCCTTTTCCGGTTCCGGCGCTTTTTGCGGTGTTGGTGCGGTCAGTTCGCTGACCTTATCTAGTATTTCGGCGATGTTCGTTTTGATTTCTTGAATATCATCGCCACTTGATTTTTTCTCTCTTAGCTTCAATGTGTTTTGGCACATCAAAAAAACTTCGGCACGCGTTGACGCGGCGGGTTGTTTTGGCTCTGCAACTTCTTGAATTGCCGTAGCAAATCCCTTGTCTTTCGCGTCGTTCGCGTCCATCCATGTTTCCGCGTCCATCATGTCTTTGATTTCATCGGCTGACAGCCCTGTTTTTTCGTAGGCCGTCATCAAAACGCCGGTAATCTGCTCCAGTACATCAGCCTGCTTTTTCATGTCGTCCGCGTTGCCGGTCGTGCATGTCCATGGGTTATGGATCATCAATAATGAAAGCTCATTCATAACCCGTTCATCTCCAGCCATGAAAATCAGCGACGCGACCGAGCAAGCGAAACCGTCGCAAAATGTTCGGATGTGCTTACCGCTGTTGATCAGCGTGTTGTAAATGGCCAGCCCTTCAGACACGTCCCCGCCAAAGCTATTGATGTGAACATCGACGGTTTCCGCGTCGGTGCTTGCGACCATCTCGGCCAGGTCTTTCGCGTTGGGCGTTGCCCATCGGTCAATGTCATCGAAAATGAAAACCTCTAGCGCGTCTTCATTCGCTGTCATTCCCAAATAGCGCTTGTTCATTGTTAACCTCCTCTACTGTCATATAATTTTTTGTAATGTAATATTTGTCAGCAAATTCTTCGTTGATTTGATCTTCTCCAAGTTTCCGCCTGATTTGATTGATACTGTACACGCCGGACGATACCAGCTTGTCAATGCTTTCTCCAGCTGTCAGAACATCGGTGTGCTTAATCGTTGATGTATCAATCTTTATTTTCGTGCCATCCATAAACCCGGCTTTTCCGTCGCGCCGCGCGGTCAGCTCCTTCTCGATCATGTCGGCCAGCGGATCAATGCAAAAAGTCAAAAAATAATCTAGCGCGTCCGCGGTGCCTTCGACCGATCCGTTGATCAGCGTAATGGGAATGTTGAAAGCCTGCGCCGTGATATCCCGAACGTCGTCGGCCAATGCTCGGATATCTCGCGAATTGTCGTTCGTGTAGGTTTTCTGCGATATTTCTTGAAAGTCAACGCCGTTGTCTAGTGGCCAGACAGACGACTCAGATTCAACGAATTGTTTGTAATAGCGTTGGTAAACTTGACTTAACTTTTTCTGTTTTTCCGGATCACCCGCAAACTGTGCGTTAAATTTCAAAATTGCATGCGTGCCGCGCGACTTCAGAAATGACGTCATCGCATAATTCAGCAATTTCTGATAGTTCAGCAAAAAAGCGTCCGACCATTGTTTGACGTTTCCGGCGGGCAGGCGAAAATACAGGACGTCGCGCCGCCGATAGTTTCGCGGCAGAACCATTTCGCTCCCGGATCCCGCCCCAATCAGCGTGATATTTTTGAAAATGGCTTCCTGCGTTGGGGTCTGGTCGATCTGAAAATCGTCTGCAACAATTAGCTGCTCTTTTTTTCCGTTCCCGATCGACACGGCCAAAGCTTCACCATTTTCCAACAACTTTGTGATTAATTTGTGGATAAATTCCGGGGCAGTTTCGTTTAAATTCGGGGAAACATTCAGCAGATAATATTCATTCTCGAAAACCTCCAGACCGTTGAGATAAGTCTTGAACTCGCATTGGCTCAGAGCATTTGCGATTAATGTGACGCATTGATTGAATGCCATTTTCTGAATGGCCGCGCCTTGGTTCATCAACGCGTTGAAGCCGTCCTGATTAAATGGGACATCTGCGATTTCCCCGTCTTTGATAGTCTGCTTGAAAACGTGCTCTTTAATCCAGTCCAAAAGACTTGCCATATTGTTATCCCTCCTTTCTCCTTTTTCTGCAAATTAAAAAGGCGCGAACACCATGAGGTTGTCCACGTCTATCGTGTTATCTAAATTTTCTTCTAGCGTCATCGCTGCGACCAGTGCCATAAAAGGGTCTGTCTTTCTTGATTTTGCTTCGATTTTCGCGTAGTAAAAATTTCCGGTATCGGTGCCGGTCGTTCGGCCCGACCTAACTAGTTTCGTGTTGTTGACAGCCCACCTCAGCGGCGGGTTATCACCCCACGAAAAATAGCGATTGTTAAAGCACGAATTGATGACAACTTGAACTTTCATAATGTCAGACGGTCGCACAAGTTTGACGTTTTTGTACTCTTTCGCGGAAAAGCCGATTTTCGATAGCGCGTTATTGAGCAGCGCATACCTGAAACTATCGACCGCCACGCCCGCAACATTGAGCCGGTGCTCTTGTATCGTTTTAGCGATGTACTCAACGATCCGATCTGCTCCGATCTCCACATCGTCAACAACTGTAAGCAGTCCGGCGTTCGCCCACTCACGCCACGGGGCACGGATGCGCTTCAGGTCCGCCGACTGCGTACACATGAACGCGTGGTTGATATCAAACCGATCATGCCCGCGTTTAAAATGAAAATCGACTGCCGCCCAGTCGTTAATTTTCGCGAAGTCAATCCCAACCGTGCAGGACCAGCCTGTCAGGTCCGGCAGCGGCTTGTTGGTCGCTGCGATGTTTTCCCACTCGGTCACCGCAATTTCCATATCGGTTTTCGGCAAGTTCATGCGTTTTGTCATGAACTCTAAATTGACATCTAGGTCAACTTTTCGCATGACGTTTTCATTTTCCATTTCAATTTTTAAGTTGGGTAAGTAAGGCAGCGATGGATTTGCTTTTATCCAATTCGCCGGGTCGTCGGCTTCACTTTCGTCATCAATCTTAAAAATCATAGGCAACATGCGCGTTTTAATTTTCCCGTCTAGCACGTCCTCGGCGATTTTTAGTTTCTTGTCCAAAACGCCGTCACGAACATAGCCGTTGGTGGTAATCGTGAAGGTCCGGCTGTCCGGGCGTTTCCCGAAGCCTGATTCAAACGTCCGCAGCGCCGCGGAATTTTCGTAGGCATGAATTTCATCTGCGATCAGGCAGCCTGACCGTTTGCCGTCCTTGGTCTTTGGGTTTGACGTGTTGTATCGGATATATGACGCCGTGTTTTTGTTGATAATCTCCGTTTTATTCCACGAAAACCACTTGTGGCTCCTGGCTTGCGTCCGCTCCAGCATTTTGTACACGTCATCAAACGATGTTTTTGCTTGGTCCTCAGAGTTTGCGATAATGTCAACATTGTACCCTGGTATGCCGTGATACTTCGTAGTTAGATACCAAGCCACCGGAGAAATAAAACCGTTTTTGCCGTTGCCCCGGCCGATTTCCATGAAGTGCTCAGTGAAGACCAGCGTGCTGTCTGATTTGTAGCGGGCGAACATCATCGCGACGTCGAACTTTTCCCACGGGAACAGCTGATACCCAAAGTATTTTTCCATTAGCTGGATAGCCTTTGCGGTCTTTTCGTTGTCAATCGTGACATCTTTGTTTTTTAAAATGTCGTTGACATAATCGACCAACTTCAGCATTTCCACCGACGCCGGAATTTCGCGCCTGTAAATCGGCTTCAGAAAATCATCAACGTATTTACTTTTCACATTTGATCTTCACCGCCTTTCACATTTCTTCGTCTTCTTCGTTCTCAAATTCCGGCGCGGGTTCATCAAAATGCAGCTGCGATAAAATCTTCAGCATGTTCGCACTGACTTTGTTTTTCGCGCCGATGGACTCATTGACGCGAATATTCCCGCTTGACGGCGTGACCACCATCACGCCACGGTCGTCGATGTCGCGCTGAAGCCCTTGCAGGTTGCGCCATTCGTCCATATATGTGTCAATCATGTCTAACACGACTTTATCGACATTTTCGCCCGGCGGCGTCCGCCGCTCGGCTTGCTCGATCATGGCTTCCTTTAAGTGTTTGTATGCCTTTGTTTTTGTTAAGTCTGTCAATTTTCGATCCCCCTTCTTTTATCTTGGAAACATTTTTGTTAAATAAAATTTTTTGACTTGTTGAAATCTTCATTTGTCATTGATATGCTCGTATTTCCCTTTATTTTGCCGTTTTAGGCGTTTTGCTCAACTCAACGTATAGTTTTACCTGAAACAGCTTTATAATTCATTTACCGCCCGTTAAATCGCTTGCGCGCGCGAGCGCTAGCCAAAATGTCAGGGCATCCCCCGAGTAACGGCGCGGAAATTAATTTTTCATTTTTTTGACCCGGGGGTCTACCATCGTTCGCGGTTTCGGAAATGATTTTGATTTTTCTCGCGCGCGAGGTTCCGCCGGTCCGGGTGGCACACAAGCTCATGGCACGCGCGGCAAACTGATATCAATTGCCTGTGCCTGGAGCCGTCCTTGTCCATGTAGTAATTAGACAATGCTAACTCTGGGAATTCTTTTAAATGTTTGACGTGATGAACAATCACCGCCCGCGTGTGTCGCCTGCCTGGTCGATAGCCGCGGCCTTCACGACATAACACACACTCATGATGATCATGATCAAGGATTTCTTTTCGCTTGTGCCGCCACGCCGAAGATAGATAAAAAGGATTTGTGTCCATGTTGAATTACCAACTAAAAACGGGAACCCCGTAGTTAGTTGCTGGTTCTCGTAAGATATTGCGAGCAATCACCAACTAAAAACGGAAATCCCGCAGTTATTTGCAGATATGAAAAAAGCGCCTTGCGGCGCTTAGGGCTTTGTAATTTATCGAGGATCATTATGTTACGTCAACCCGTATAATTATTGTATCATCATTTTTCAAGGTCTGCGTCATGTTTTATGTCATGTTTCGGATGTTTCATCGACACGTTGCGGACGTGGCCATAAGATAGATCTAACTCTACTGCGATATCGACAAGGGCCAGCCCGCAGACGTCACGCAAGTAGATTATCTTTTTCTCCGTGTTTTGCATCGACTCAACACATTTTCGCACACGATCAACGCCGATCTGAAGCGCATCAAGTTCTTTTTGAATTTCATCAATTTCCACTCTGCATTCCAGAATTTCATTAAGCACATTCAAGGCTTCACGGTGGTGGTCCGCATGGATAGCGTCGGCGTCGTTGTACGACGTGCCCCCGCCAATTTCGCGTGGTCCGCTTTGACGTTGCAGCTGCGCAAGCTTGCGCCTTAGAATTTTTAATTCCTGCTCCAGGATTTTGATTTCATTTTTCGCATCAATCGTGTGCAATGCTTCTACCTCCCTGTGCTGCCGAAGCCATCGTTGCCGCGGTCCGTGTTGTCATCTAACTTCTTAACCTGAATTAGTTTAGGCGTGCTGATTGGCAAAATAACTAACTGAATTATCTTGTCGCCCAGCTCAAACTGTTTCGTTTTCGAGCTGAGGTTGTACAGCTTTACTTTGATACTGCCGGTGTACCCCGAATCAATCACGCCTTCTCCGATGATCCCGTCTTTTACGTTCAGTCCTGACTTTGATTTCAAGAACCCGACGTATCCTTGCGGAATCGCAATGTGTACACCTGTATCAATTGTGGCGCACTGCCCAGGCAGCAGCCCGAACTTTACCGGCGTTCTGATATCATATCCGGCGTCAGCTTCGTGCGCACGCTCCGGCATATATGCGCCGCGGTCAATCTGAACATTAATTTCTTTTGGTTCACTCGTCATTGTCATTCTCCACATTCTTCTTTATCCTCCATATTCACAAACATAGCCGCGCCACCGGCTGCATAAAAATATTCAATCCCTTTTTCGTCCAGCCAAACTTCAACGTTAAGGGCGTTCACCATATCGTCAAAGCCTTCACTTATTCCAACAACCGAAAAATCTTGTCTTTCATTCGGAATTGTCACCGTTGATATAACCGGAATGTCACTAGCGATATAATCCGGCAATCGTCTGTTTGTTTCTTCAATCGCCCAAATCGCTAAATCAAACTTGTCTTTAAATTCTGGGCATAGGTGTATCATCTGCCTGCCTCCCACTCGTGATATAATTTAAACCATCCTCCATCCGCATTGTAACTAGCGTTTCACAATTGTTTTTTCGATGAAACACAACGGGAATTTCTCCCGGCCTGGCGTCGTGCTATGTCAAACATGTTTGTAAGGCCAGTGTCCCGGATGGCGAGGATCTGCTCCGTTACCTTTTCCTCCATATCAGCCCACCACCTTCCGCACGCGGTCTATGCCGTAGACCACATTCAGGCCAGAGCCGTTATCCCAGTCCACCATCAGGGAGCCGGTATCATCGACTCCCGTAACGGTTCCTTTGGTACCGATGGGCGGTGCCTGAACATCGTCCATCTCAAGGAGTTCAACGCGGGTTCCCGCCGGGTAACGGGAGCGGAGCGATTCAAGCTGCTCTTTCGTAATCATTCGCATGCTGCCACCTCCCATTCATGATAGAGCTTAAACCAATCTTCCATGGTCATCGTTACTAGAGTTTTACAATTGTTCTTTCTATGAAACACAACCGGCAGCTCGCCTTCCCTGGCGTCCCGCACGGCCTGATCCAT